AGGCGGGCTTTTCGATATACCCGTCATGCTTGTGGGAGGCGGCGGCGAAATCGTCCGGCTTTTTCCCGCTGTCCTTTTGCGCCCCGGTCGCGCCGTCGAACGCGACAAAATTCCCCGAGACCGGGGAGGGGACTATATCCGGCTTGCCCTCGTCCAGCGCCCGGATATTTTCTTGTAATGCCGTTTGGTCTGCCGCCGTGAAGTAGCGCCCGACAATATCGCCTTTTGTCCATGAGCGCGGGCTCGTGCCGTTATACCCCCTCTCGATGGTGAGGACGTTTCCGTCCTTTGCCGTCATGAGGACGGTCTCCGCCGTGGTGGTATCTGCGCCTATCGTCAAGAGGTTAGGCGCGTCCGGCAAGATAGAGCCGTCGAGGACGGTTACGCTCGTGTCGGAAGTCGTGAGAGCTCCGGCGAGCGTGGTCTCCGGCGTGTTCGCCTGTGCCGGGTACATTGTTTTTAACTCTGCCATTGTGTAACCCCCTTAATAATCCCCGCCGCCGCGAGAATTGCAAAAAGTTTGAGAGAATACCGCGCCGACGATACGGCTCATAGTGTCCGGGAGTATCTCGACCGTGTGCCATGCGTTACGCTGGATTTTCCCGCTCCCGTCCTTTGAGAGATACGCTACAATGTCGATATTATCGTAGCTCGCCGGGGTCGGTATCGTCCTCCCGTCTACCTTGATAACCGCTCTCGAGGCCCGCGAGCCCTCGTAGATACCGAATTGTATCGCGTGGGTGTGGTCTTTTACGGTGTGGGTATGGTCTTTTATCGTGTGGGTGTGAGCGTCTACCCGGTGAGTGTGAGCGTCTACTCTGTGTGTGTGGGCGCTTACTGTGTGGGTATGCGCGTCTATCCTGTGAGCGTGGGCCGGGTGTGTGTGCTTGCCGGACGGGACAAAAGTACGATACCCCGTTATTTTCCCCGAGCCGTCGGTAAGCGCGAGCTTGTCGCCCCTTACGAGCGCGTGATTATGATTTGCTCCGCCCGACCCGCCGTCGTCGTATGAGTCGTGTACGGTGTTAGAGCTTGCGAGGGCAACGGAGGAGCTCGTTTGCCCACCGCCGGAGCTCGTAGTCTGCCCGCCTCCCGCCGAGGTGGTAGAGCCGCCGCCGCTGGACGTGGTAGAGCCCCCGCCGCTCGAGGTCGTTTGTCCTCCACCGCCGGAGGTCGTTTGTCCGCCCCCGCCGCCGATAGCTTTCTCGAACGCCCGGAACGGCTCAAACTGGATATTGAGGAGCATTTTGTTTATACGGACGACCGACTCGGAGATATAGAGCTTGAGGGTCGCCGGGTGGGACGTGTCCGCATTGTCGGCAAAATTGTAAATCTGCTGATTTGTGGAGCCTTGCGCGTAGGTCTCCCCAATAAGGGCGCGGCTCTGCAAGTCGGAGATACTCCCGGCTATATCCTGCGACTTGTTCGCGAGCGTGACTGTTACCGTTCCGGGGTCTCCCTGTGCGTCGTCCTTTGTCACGCTCACGATACGGGTACGGAGGTTAATCTTGTCCTCGTCGTCGATAACGCGGACGATTTCCCCCGGCCTAAACCGCGAGAAAGCGTCTTTCGTGAGACGGTGGAGGTCGATAGCCCCTATCTCATAGGAGACGTAGGGCTCGGCGCTCTCCCGTAATATCTGCTTTGCGTATGCCTTGAGATTTTCCGCGACCTCATACCGGGTATCGACGAGGATAGTCGAACAAAGCCCGTATTTCTCGATACTCAAAGCGTCCTCGACATAGGGGAGCCCACCGTTTACCCCGGCTATCGTGAGCTGATTAACCCCCTCGCCATAGCCGAGCGCGTATATCCGATTTGCGAGCCCGGTCGCGTCCAGCGTCTTTTTTATATTCGTCATGTTTTTAGCGTACCGTATCTCGCTCTTGAGCTTTTCCGACGGCGCTATGAGCGAGAGCGTCCACGGGTAGCCCGTGGTATCCCACTCCCAAAGATAGTCACTATCGAAACACTCCGGGACGGCAAAGAGGGCGGAGAGGAGGGTCGAGTTTTCCCAATTATATTCAAATTGACGGGTAAACCCGCACGAGCCCAAAACCCAATTTTTGACCGTCTGCCGGGAGAGGATATAGTTTAATACCGCCGCCGTCCGTATCCCCGTGCCGCCGCATTGGTGATACTGGAAAAGCACGTCGTTTAGGAGGGTCGCGAGGACGTGCTCGCAATTATAGAACCGCGTCGCGCCGTCGCCCCGCTCCAAATCCTCCCCGATGATACGAAAGAGGTCGATACGCTCGTCCCCGTCGAAAATCTCGACGTAGTTTAGAGGCTCGCAATACTGATTTTTCTTGTCGTCCGCTGGCATGGTAAAGGTAGCCGTCCATAGGGAGTTAGCCTCGAGGGTATAGCCGACGCTCATAGCGTTATCGAGATAGGCGAGCCGTTTCATATTGCGGTCGAATATTTGAGGAACCGCCATTATAACCACCTATCTTTCCAGAGGATTTTTATATCCGCCGTTGTGCCGCCCTCGACGATAAGGTCGTTTACCCCGCTCATGAGCTTAAAGAAAACGCTCGCGTCGCTTACGCGGTCTACGATGTTCACGCCGTTAAGCGTTACCGTCATGTGCTCCGTGTCGATAATGAGCTCGTCCCCGGCGACCATATTCACGCCCGCGACCGTCAAAACCTCTTGCCCGTAGGTCGATACCCCCGTCCCGCTGGCGGTCGTGACGGCCTCGGCGACCGCCGCAAAAAACCGGGTACGGATATAATCGCCGACGGCCTCCGTTACCGCCTCCGCCGTGCCGGATGGGAGTAGCACCCGGACGACTTCGCCCGAGGAGCCCGTCCCGGCCTCCGCCTCGCCGGACAAGTAGCGGATAATGAGAACCGCGCCGCCGCTCCCGCTCTCGACGTTCGCCGTCGCCGTCCACTCGAACACAAAACGGGCCTTTCGGTTATACGGCGCACGGTTGTACGGTGTGCGGTTAAACATAGTCCCGCCCCCTTACGAGATATTGCAGACGATAGCGCCCGCGTTGACGGTGATAGCGTCGCCGTTGAGGACGTTCTTACCACGGGCGAACGAGCCGAACCATAGGAGATTGCCGCCCGTCTGCGAGTCGAAAATCCCCCAATAGGAGACCGTCCCAATATCCGCCGTGATAACGCCGTAATCTACCGCGTCGGTATTCTTGACCTGTTGCTTTCCGGCGACGAGGCTCGGCGCGTCGAAAGAGATAACCTTTCGAGCGTAGCCCCCGCCGCTTGCCTCCGTGCCTGTGCCGCTGGCGGTTGGGTCGGTGAGGAAAAGGGCGAGGTAATACGTCCCGCTCCGCAACGAGGTATTGAGGATAGACGCGGCGTGTACGTTAGATAGAGCTGCCATTTTTGAAAACCTCCGTTTCTTTAATCAACCTTTATCCGCGTTACGGTGAGGTCGGTAATACGGCCCCGCGCCGTGATATAGATAAGGCAATCCGTCTCTTGAGAGCCGTTTACGTTGACCTTTTCCGTATGCGGTAGTGATACAGAATTTACGACCTGTTGATTATAGTCGAGGGACTCGGCGAACGGCCCGCATAAGAAAGTAACCGGGCATTTCCCCGTTACGGCGATTTGCTCGATACTGATACCCGCTATCACTTTCGCGGAGTAGGCTTTCTCCGGCTCGTCGTCGAACACGAGCAAGCCCTCGCCGGAGAGCCACCCGGCGACCTCCCGCGCCCTCGAACGGACTCCGGGATATTTGTACCCCTCGCCGATGAAAGAGACCTCGCAAGAAATCTCCCGGTTTTGGTAGCCGTCCGCTATGTCATACGTCCCGCTCTTTCCGGGGATGGTGTACTGTGTGACCCGTTTCGCCGGGAGGAGCGTCCTATCGACGCTCCGAAAGACGACACCCATAGCCCCGCTATGGGTGTTATTGAACGTAAAGCCCAGCGCCACGCTATACCACTCCTTTCCCGCGAGACTTCGCTTTCTGCATATTGTAGAGCTCCCTCGATATTTTCTTTACGTCTGCCTCCTCGCGGACGACGAGCTCGGCGATATGGAAATTATTCGTTACCGTCGTATCCCCGCCGCCGGAGACCGCCGCCCGGCTCCGCTCGTCTGTCAAAGACGGGACGGAGGCGGCTACTTGCTCTATCGTGGCTTTCGCGGAAAATCCCGTCTCTATCTCCCCGATGGAGTCGGCGAGAGAGGCGTTTACTTTCTTCATTCCGCCCTCTACCTCGTTGAGCATTTCCGCCGTCATATTGCCGTAGGCTTTGACCGCTTTCCCCTTGTTCTTATCGAGGCCGACGACCGCGCCCTCGACATTCATTTCCGAGACCCATTCCATTTTTTTAGATGGAGAATGGATACCGAAAAAGTTTAGTACATTGTCCCAAATGCTTTGTACCCAGCTTGAAACGTGATTCCAAAGCCACCCGGCTAAAGACTGAATACCGCTCCAAAGCCCGCGAACCAAGTTAGCGCCAATCTGTACGAACTGGCTCACGCCTTGCCCGAGCGCGTTCACCATGCCCGTTATGATTTGAGGCATAGCCCGGACTATTTCCGAGATTATCGTCGGTAGGTTTGTAATGAGGGACGTTAGGAGCTTTACGCCCGTCTCGATGATTTTCGGGATATTGCTAACGAGCGTGTTTACCACCGACGAGATAATTTGCGGGAGGGCCTGTACTATCGTCAAAATAATTTGCGGGAGGTTGGTAATCAGCGCCGTTAAAAGCTGGACTCCCGCCTCGACGATTTCCGGCAAATGGTCGAGGAGCGTCGTTATCGTGGACTCGATGATTTGCGGCAAAACCTCGCATATCGTCGTAATGATTTCCGGGAGCGCCTCCACGAGCGAGGTTAAGAGCGTGATACCCGTCTCGATTATCTGCGGGATAGCCTCGAGGAGAGACGTAACGAGGCTCTCTATAACCGTCGGGATAGCCTCAAGCAATACCGGGATAGCGTCTATCACGCCTTGCGCGAGCCCTGTTATGAGTTGGAGGGCCGCGTCTATGAGGAGCGGTATATTTTCTATGAGGGCTTGTACTAACTGCGTAATAGCCGCCACCGCCGCCGGGATAAGCTCCGGGAGCGCCTCTGCGATACCCGTAACGAGCCCCGACACGATTTGTATAGCGGCCTCCGCGAGTTGCGGGAGCGCCTCCACGAGCCCTTGTACGAGCGTGGTAATAACAGATACCGCGCCCTCTGTGAGTTGCGGCGCGGCGTTTGCTAACCCGCCCAGCACGTTTATAATGATTTGAGCGCCAAAGTCGAGGAGCTCCGGGAGCTTTTCGGCGGCTTTCCCGATTAACCCGTCGATAGCGTCGGCGAGCGCGTCCTCGGCCCCGTCCGCACCCTCCATGAGCCCGATAAATGCGTCTACTACCTCGGATATTGCCGGGGCGAACTCGGCGACGAGCTCGGCCTTTACGTCTGCCACTGTCCCGCCGAGGCGGGCGAGAGTATCGTCGAGCTCCGCTTGTGCCTTATTCGCCGCTATGAGCGTCGCGTTATTTTCCTTGAAAATATCGGTCGCGTTCTGATAGGTCGCGGAGAGCGTGTCGGTAATGAGGGCCGTCCGCTCCGTCTCGTCTGCACACGCGGCGAGCTTTTCGTTAAACTCGTCCTCGGAGATACCGACCCAATTCAGCGCGTCGGCAAGTGCGCCCGTTACCTGTCCGACCTTTGCCGTCTCGTTAGACGCTTCTATTAGGCTGTTTATCGGGAGAGCGTCGCCAAACGTACCCGTAACTCCGGCGGCAATATCCGCCCATGTAGCAACGTCCTTTTCGGAGGTCGCAAGTTGCGCGAGTAGTTGCGCGGACTCCGTAGCGTTATCCGTATCCCCTAAGATGGAGTAAAGGGATTGATACGCCTCCTTTGCGGTATCTGTGGAGTATCCCGCCGCCTCAAACGCGGTATTTAGCCGCCCCTGTGCGGCCCGGTATTCCTCCGTAGACTCCTCTAAATCGAGGAGAAATTTTACCCCGGCTACGGCGGCGGCTCCCACGGCGGCGAGTGCGGCTCCGGCGGCTTTTGCCCCAGCGACGAGCCCGCCCTTGAGCTTGTCCGAGAAAGAGTCGGTCTCCTCCGCCGCCTTTTTTACCTCCCTACCGTACTCGTCGATAGACTCCGCGCACCCGTCGGAGCTGTTTTCCGCCTCCTCGAGATAGCGGTTATTATCGTCTATCTCTCGCCCGAGGCGGTTTAGCTCCGCCTGTGCCGAGTTTACTTGCGTCTGCCACGAATTGACGGAGCGTGTCGCGGCCTCTTGATAAGCCTCGGCCTCTTCGAGCTCTTTGTTATAACCCTCAAGCTCCGCCGTTAGCCGTGCCTGTTCCTCGCTCGTGTCTCCTGTTTCGTCCCCGAGTGCCGCGAGAGCCTCCTCGCACCGCCTTATATTCTCCTGTGCGGTAGAGACTCTCTCTCCGTATGTAGATTGCGCCTTTTGAGCGTTCTCGAGGGCCTCTTTCAATTTTGAGACCTTGCCCTCTTGCGCCTCGTACATTTTGGAAAGAGTCTCGCCCTTTGCTTGTAGCGCGGCGAGGCTGTTCGCCTGTCCCGAAAACTCGCTCTCGACAAGTTTTAGCTCCGATTTGAGCGTCCCGAGCTCGGAGTTTATATTTTTGAGAGACGCTTTATAAGCGGCCTCGCCATCGACCGCTAATTTCGTCGATATGGTACGGGTCGCCATTATTCGCCCTCCTTGTTTCCTTTCTTACCGTGGGCTTTAAGGTAAAGCTCCCATAGGTCGAAAACCTCGCCCGGAGGCATAAAAAGCGCCTCCGTTACGGATAGCCCACATAGGACGGCTACGCGGTAGTATTCCGCCCGCCGTATGGTGTTTTTTTTTGATTGAGCTCCTCGAGGCCCTCGTCGTACTCGCCGCCGTCCTCCGTCTCGACCTCCCGCCCATACCCGAGCGTGATAGCCCGGATAACCGCGTTTTTGAGGTCTACGACCTCGAACGGCCTCACGAGGAGGAGGAAATCGTCCCGCTCCGGGATTTTCCCCGGCTCATAGCCCAGCCGCCGACGGATAAGCTCGCCCCGCTCCGCTAAAAGCGCGGCGGCGGCGCAAGTGGCCTCGAACGCCTCCCGCGTATCCGGCTCGACGGCCTCGAGAAGTAGCTTTGTCCCCCCAAAATCGTCCCGGATTTGAAACATAGCCTCTCCGTCCAGCACGAGGAAATACGAGTCCTCGCCGACCGTGATTTTTGCCGCTTTCATGCTGTCGCCTCCAATCACCAAAGCGGGAGGCGGTTTTTCTCCCGCCTCCCGTCTTTGTCCCTGTTATTCCGTACCCTGTTCCGGCCCCGGCGTAACGACCGGGGCGGCGGGCTTGCCGAGCTTAGTATCGCACCACGAGATACAATCCGCCTCGTCGGTAAACTCCTTTGTCACGCGCCACGCGCCGGAGTTGCACCGAAACACGTTGAACGCGGTCGAGCTCGTGCCGAACGTGATAGAGGAGCCCTTTGTCGCGGCGCTGTCGTTGCCGAGGATAGCGTTTACAAGAGGGTGAAAAACGCCCTTGAAATAGCGTACCCCCTGCCTGATAATGACCTTGTAATACACAAGGCCCCCGCGCGGCGCTACGTCCCCGTCGGAGTCCGTGACCTCTTTCGTCTCCTCGTTCACGGTTGCGCCATGCAAGGCGGCGTGAACCTCGTTTGTCTTGTCGTCCGTCTCGAGGGCGACGGAGCCAGAGGCGAACATATCGACCTTTTCGGCGAGCGCGTCGTCGCCGTAGAGCTCGCCGGAGGCGTTGGTAACGGTGAGGTCGGCCTTTACCAATTTGCCGATGGTAACGGCCTTTTCAAAATTATAGGTCGGGAGAGCACCCTCCGGCGTGGTCGCCACGGGCGCAAACCTCGGCCTTTTTGCTCCGAACTGTGCCATAAAATGACCTCCTTATAGGTTTTTGGATTTGAGAAATTTATCGTAGACCTCCGCCGCCGCTTTGACGGCCTCGTCTCCCTTTCTCGCGTTTGCTGTTCCGATAAACGGTCTCGCGGGCTGGCCCTCTTTGCCAAACTCATTGACGAAAGCGACCTCCGCCACCCGTCGGCGGCTCCCGTCGCTCCGGGAGCCTTTCGGGTAGACGTATATCGCTTTACCGTCCTTTGTGACCTTGAGCTTTTTATCAAACGTGATACTCCGAGCCGTTACGCCTTTATCGACTACGCCCATAGCGCGGGCCTCCGCCGCCTGTGCCTCGGCGATAACCCCAGCCTCCGCCGAAAGCATTTCGAGTATGGTCGCGTCCGGGATTTCCGCGATAGCCTCCATATCCGACAAAAGCTCCTCGAGCCCGCTCGTAGAAATCTCCGCCATTATTCCGCCTCCTCTACTGCCTCCGCGCTCTCGCACTCGAAAACGTAATGCTGTCCCCGCTCGTCGGAGGCCGGAGTAATGGAGGGACGGGTAAACCCGACGGAAACAAGCCGCCGGGAGATTTCCCGGCGTAGCTTGACCGTGTTTTTCTCGTGCGGCGCGTACAAATGCACTTGCACGAGGGCGAGGTAATGCCCCGCGTCGTCGTCGCCGAAATCGGCGGGTATCATGGAGTAATTGAAAACGATATACTCCGCCTCGTGGCCCTTGTAGGTATCAGCGGCGGCGGGGCCGTTCGTGAGGCTGTCAAGCGCCGTCTTTATCCGGCTGTTTATGCTCATTGTCCGCCGCCTCCCGATACTCCGAGCAATTAAGCTCGTACATTTCCCGCGCCTCCGTATAGGCCCGCTCGACCTTGTACCGCTTTCCGTTCCAGACGAGCCGCTCTTGACCGTCATAATCGGCGGCGCGTAGCTTGACCGTGATAGCGATGTCGATACCGATTTGTTTCGCCTTGTAGAACTCGGAGCGTTTCGCCGATTGCACGTCGGCGAAAGCCTCCGTAGCCGTTACCGTCTCCGCCGAGTAGCCGTCCTCGTCCGTCCCGTGTTGGACGGCCTCGAGCGTGATAACGTCCCGCCAATACATGAGCTATCCCTCCTCTGCGGCTATCTCCGGGAGCGCGAGACCGTCCGGCTCTTTTTCTGCGTCCCTGTATCGCCCTTGAGGTATGCGTCCGAAAGCGTAAGGCCGTTCCTCTGTTCCTTGTACGAGGCCCGGTATTTCTCCGCGTCCGGGTTGTCGAGCCCAAACTCGGCCTTGACGTAGGTAGCGACCGCCCGCAAGATAAGCGGGTCGGCCTCGTCCTCCGCCTTTGACCTGTCAACGCCGCCGAGCACAAGGTCGGCTCTGGCGGCGTTGATAAGGTCGGATAGCTCGGAGTCGTGGGCCGTTGTGGTGAGTCTCATATATCGCCGGACGCTCGTTAAATACGAGTCGCCGATAGCCATATAGAGCCCTCCTTATGCGGTCGCTTTCGCAAGATGGACGAACGCGCCCAGCCCGGCGGCGGGCTTGCTGTCGAACACGCAAGAGCCGAGGTAGTCGATACTGTTCGTCGCGAGCCCGGAGTGCTCGCTCTTGACGATGGTAATATCCTGCGAGTAGTTGCCGACGATATAGGAGAAGTCGCCGAGGTACGCCTCGCTCGCGGGGACGGAGCCCGTAAAGTAGACCTCCGCACCCATGATGTAATACTTGCCCCCGGCGAACTCGATAAGGTTGTTTTTGCTCTTGTTCATGAGGGGGAAGAAATCGGAGAAGAAAGTCGCCTTTCTCATAGTCCATACGGCGTTGCGTTCGTATCCGTCGCCGAGCAAGCCATAGAGGGAGATAACGTCCGTCTCCGTGAGAGAGGCCGTCTTTGCTACGGTGATTTGGTCTTTTCCGTCGGTGTACGCGCCGCCCGTACCCTTGCCCGCGATTTTCACGCCGCCGGGCTCATTCGCACCCGTGCCGGAGAAGATATACCGCTCGATTTTCCGGGCGATATTCTCGGCGATAACCTCCACGATATACGCCTCGAACGCGGAAAGCGCCATTTCGGAGGAGGCGCGGGAGGCTTTCACGAGCTTTACGATTTCGTAGCCCGTGAGGGATACGCTCTTGAGCTTGTCCCCCGCCGGAGTGATAGCCGCGTTTTCCGTGTGGAGCTCCGCGTCGTCGTTCACGTCCTCCACGGCAAACTTGAAATTGCCGGGGACGTGGAAAATCCTGCACCGCTGGATAATGGGCGCGACCTCGTACATTTTCTTGATGATTTGATTTGCGGTCGTCTCCGGGATAATGGGGAGGGCGGAGCCCGCCGCCGTGGTATACGCCCTCTGCTCCGCGTCCGTCAGCGGCTTACCCTGTAAGCTCTTGAGCCACGCGGAGCGGTAGAGCCGCTCGTTTTCCTCGTCGTTGCCCTCGTCCCGGCGCTGGACGGGATTTGCTACCGGGGAGCCCACGGCTCCGCCGGAGTTGAGCATACGCTCGACGGCCTGCCGCTTTTCGAGGGCCGCGTCCTCGTCATTGAGGGCGCGGAGCTCTTTCTCGAGAGCGTCAATATCGACTTTGCCGTCGTCTGCCTCGAGGAAAGCCCGGATTTCAGCTTTCCGGGCGGCGATTTCTGCGCGTCTTTTTTCGATGTTCATAACTGTACCTCCATAAAATTTTTGTGTCGGTCTGTCTTTAGTACGTCAAAGCTACGAGTTTCTTCCGCCGCCGGGCTTGCTCCAAAGCCGCGAGCTCTTTCCCGTGCTCCACCGTGAAAAAGCTCCGCGCCGAAATAGACGTTTCTTCATAGGCGGGAATATCCACCGCCGAAACGTCGTATAGCTTTTTGACCTTTGTTATCGTGCGGGTATGGGTAACGGAGTCGTATTTCGCCTCGCGAACCGAAAAGGAAAAGCTCATTTTGTCGATATACCCGCCGTCGATTTCTTCGTATAGCTCCCGGCCCGCCTGTGTGCCGGACAAGTCCGCCTCGACCTCGAGGCCCCGCTCCGTGATAGCGAGCGCGAGGGTTTTGTTACGGAGCCGGGCGACGACTTTCCCGCCGTGATTGTAGTTAAAAATTACGTCGGAGAGGTCGCACCCGTCGAAAGCGTGACGGTCGATAATCTCTTTATACTCGATACCGTCGCACACAAAGAGCACGGTCGGCGTATCGAACACGACCGCCGTACCCTTTACCCGGTATTCCTCGGAGCCCTCCTCGCGGGGGACGAGGCTAAAATCCTGTAAAGAGCGGTATTCCCGCCCGTCTTTGAGTGTCATTATTTGCCCTCCTCTCCGCCGTCCTCCGGCGGTTTTTCGTCCTCTGGGCCGTCCCCGTCCGGCGGGTCTGGCGGCTCCGGCGGCGGGTCTTTGTCCGGCCCGTTCTTGCCTGTTTGGTATTTGTCGGCGAGCTCGGCGTTTACCATGTTCAGCGTTTGCACCCGCCGCGCCCCCTCCTCGCCGCCGATGGTAGGCATATCAAACATTGTGAGGATTTGGTCGAGGGTCGCGGCCCCGATTTCCGTTAAGAATTTCGCCGCCGATACCTTTTCCGTGAGGGTCGCGAACTGGATAGAGTTAGACGAGAATACGATACGGTTTCCGTGACCGACCTCCCGCTCCGAAAAAATGCAATTTGTAAAAGCCTGTGTCAGCTTTCGGAAAAATGGAGCTATCTCGCCGCTATAAAAGGCGGACTCTTGCGCCGGGGTCGCTGTGTTCTCGACGATTTCTTTCGATACCCCGAAATAGTCGTAAATTTCCTCTTTGATGTATGAGAGTTGCGTCGAGGGTATCGGGGTTGTCTTGTCCGTTATCGGCGTATAGTCGTATTTCGCGTCGGTTACGATAACGCCCGCGCCGTTGTTCTCCATGCGGAGATTGTCCCGGATAAAATCGTCCCGCCGCTTGTTCAAATCCTCTGTTTTGACCGCGTTCGAGACCTTGAGAACGCCCCGGATAACGGCGATAAGCTCCGCGAATTTGCTCATAGACTGATTGAACGTGTTCGCGGTCTTGAGGACGGTCTCGAGGGGCTTGTTATTGTCCCCGAAAATATCGTTTTCGAGGAAGTGCCGCCGGATATGGATTAGCCGGGAATACTCGCAAATGTACGAGCTCCCGGTCGCAAAGCGGAAACGGCAATATAAAACGCCCATGTACTCGAGGAGCTCGAAATACTGCGCGTTAATGGGATATATTGCCGCCAGCTTTCCCGACTCGTCATAGACGGGATAAGCTATCGCGTTGTTATAGATTTTGTACTGTGCCGCCAGCTTGTAATAAAACTCGGAGGCCGTCATATACGGGTTTGGCTTGAACTGTAAAACCCGGTCGAGGTAGCCGTTTACCGATACCGTCGTCTCCGCGTCTGTTCGGACGTGCCGGGGCTGTGCCGTGGATACCCGCCGGGCGAAAGCGTCCACCGCCGAGCGCACGGTATTTATATCCCATGCGTTACCCGAGTAGGGGACGAAAGTAGACTCCCACGAGCTCAAGAGCTTATAGGCCGAATAGCCCTTGTTATCGTCTTTCCGCCCTCCGAAAATCGTTTGAAAGAGCCCGCGTTTTTCCCTCATTTCTTCACCCCACAAGATACATATAGTCCTCGAAATCCCGGACGTAGACGACCCACGCATTAAGGAGCGAGACCGCTCCGTCGATACGGCGGCGGTCGGAAATCTTCACGGGCTGGATATTGTTTACCCCGCTCTTTTTCGCCGCCGTATTGGAGAGACACCATACGAGGATAGGATTTTTATTATAATTTACTTTCTTGTCTGTAAAGGCCGCGCCCATTTCCCGCATGGGTTGAGACCATGTAAAAGGCCCTTGCGCCACGGCGCACATATCAAAGCCGTTTGACTTCATTTCATCGACCCAATACCCAGCGAGGGCGCGGTCGTATCCGGCCTTGAAAACGTCTATTTTGTACTCGTCCCGCATTTGGCAAAACCACTCCGTAACATTCGAGTAATTTACACGGGCTCCGGGGCATATCGTGAGGAGCCCCCGCTCGGCCCATATCTTGTATGGGGCCTCTTGCGAGTTGTGCTCCGTGAGTTGGTCTATCCGCTTTTGCGGTATAAAATAATGCTGGACGACGTAAATAATCGGGTCGTCTGCACTCCGGCGTATGAGGAGGGAGGCGCACGTTAAATCCGTCGTCGCCGATAGGTCGCACCCGCCGATAGCGTAGGTGTTGTATACGTCCTGCATTGAGAAAACCGCGTCGCTCTTTATGTCCTCGAACGAGAGCCAAACGGTAGCCGCGACCTCCGGGACGTTGAAATCCTTACACAAAACGCCCGGCAAATCCTCGGGGTTTTTCTTGGCCCGCTCGACGAAATCGGCGAGGGTAGCGTACTGCTTTATCGTCCCGAGCCCCGGATTTGCCTTTACCCATTTTTGCGGGTCTGTCCACTCCGCCCGCTCGTCGAGCTCATAGAGCACGGGGAGGAAACGCTCGTCTACCGTTTTCCCGTCTGCGACCTCGCAAGCGTATCCGTATAGGTTATCGAAAACCGACTCCCGTACCGTCCCGCTCGTGGTAATCATGATAACCAGCGGTTGACGGCGGCTCGAGGTCGATTGTTTCATAACCTCGTAGAGATTGCGGTCGCGTATCGCGTGGAGCTCGTCGATAATAACGGCGTGGGAATTGAGGCCGTCCAGCGTGTTAGAGTCGCTCGCGAGCGCCTCAAAGATGGAGGCCGTAGCCGGAAAGTAAATATCATTCCGCCGCTTTTTCAGCACGGCCCGGAGCTCCGGGCTCTGCTTTACCATGTTCACGGCCTCGGTGAGCGTCTTTTTCGCTTGGTCTTTCTTGGTCGCGACGCTATAAATCTCCGCCGCGCCCTCGTAGTCCGCTATGAGGAGATAGAGGGCGAGGGCCGCGAGGAGGGTAGACTTTCCATTTTTCCGCCCCACAAGAAAGAGCGTCTCTCGAAAACGGCGGTATCCCGTCGCCCTCTCGAGCCACCCGAAAAGCGTTTGTATGAAAGCCTTTTGAAAGAGGTCGAGCTCGAGGGTAGCCCCGAGCGTCCCTTGTGACTGTTTGCAAAACCGCTCGACGAAAATAATCGGGCGCTCGCCCGTCTCCTCGTCGAAATACCACGGCGAGCCGTCCGGCGGCTCGTCCATTTCCCGCACGAGGCGACCGTAAACGGCCTTGACCCGCCGGGACGTGATTATCTCCCCGCTCTCGATTTTCCGCCAATACTCGCGGACGTAATTCACGGTTTGCCCGCCGCTTTCGGCTGTGTAATAAAGCCCATGAGCTCATTACCCGCCTGTTTTTGTGCTTTCTCGGGGAGGAGGTCGAGGAGGCTTTTCGAGAGCGCCGTAAAGGATTTTATCGTCGTGTTATAGCTCCGTAGGGCCGGGGACTCACGCCTCATGCTCTGCGAGCCCTGTACGAAATCCTCTATCAATTCCCCGCCGTTGATTTCGTCGGCGAGGCGTTCCAGCGTGACGGAGGTAACGGCGAATTGAGCGATAAGGCCGTCGGCAAATTGAGCCTTGTCCGAGGGCAATTCTTTGAAAAGTTTCTTGATTTTCCGTTTTTTTACCTCGATTTTTTCGGCTATATCCATGTCTTGATATTTTTTCGCCATATAAGGTAGACCTCCTCTCTTTTGGCCTTATACCCCCCCTCATGTACGCGACCCGAGCAGTCCTAAAGGGGGTTGAGAGGCGGTTACGAGCGCCGCCTCTTTTTCGCGGAGAGTGGGGGGGAGGCTAATAAAATTCGTCGTCGTCGAGTTGCGGCCTCGGCATGAGCGCGGCCTCGACGACGTTCCCGTTTTCGTCGAACGCGAGCCCGTCCGCTATCGGCGGCGCGGCTCCGTGCGCTATGGCGTGACAAGCGCGGCAAAGCGTCTCGAGGTTTTTCTCATTGAGAGAGACGAGCGGGTCGTCGATGTTGTCCGGCGTGAGCGGCCTCTTGTGGTGGACGATAGCCCCCAGCGCACCGCACCGCACACATAGCCCCGCGTCCCGCTTGATAATATACGCCCTCGTGCTCCGCCACGCCGGAGACTCGTAAAAGGCTTTTGCAAATGCCCGCATTATTCGCGCCCCCTGTCTGTGCAAAGAGAACGCCCCGCATAGTAACGGGCTCTCTCGTGTACGGTGAGCTCGCTACTATGTGAGGCGCACGGCGGCGAGGTTTCCCTCGACCTCTCTTTACGGGTACATGATAGCACGGTCTAATAGCAAATTTCTATACACTCTTTTTTCAGTACGCTATAAAACGCTATAAAAGACTATACAGACGGGAGAGCGCCCGCGCCGAAATAGCGGAGCGCGAACTCCGCCACGGCCTTATTACGCAAGTCGTAGACGCTCGTAGCCGAGGCATAGTTTACCGCCGCCGCTATCTCCTCTTTGCTCTTGCGCTCGATGTACCAAAGCCGTATAATATCCCGCTCCGCCTCGCCGAGCTGTGAGATAACCGCGTCGATTTCCTGTATCTTTTCCTCCGTGGCCTTGATTTCCCGGACGACCTCCGCGAGCTCGAGACATTCCGCGAGCGTGTCGTTTACCGCACTCGTGCTTGCATAGGGTTTTGAGAAATCCGGCGACGGATACCCCGCCGGGCTCCCGTGCTGGACGATACGCTCTTTCCGGCGCTCGAGGTTTTTTAAGGCGGAGTCGAGAAAGCCCCGGCCCCGGAGCGTGTTCTCCGCCGCGTCAAAATAGTTTATCATTTCTTGCCTCCTCTCGCGGCCTCCGCCGCTTTAAGCCTCCGGCACGTCTCCGAAAAGCTCGATATATTTATCCGCGTCTAACCGTCGGACAATATCCGTTGCCTCGTACTCTGTGATAGGCCGAATATCCCCCGCGTCTACGTCATGCTCAAAATATGCCCCGCTCTTTGTCCTGTAAATGTCAATATCGTGTGTTTGCATAAAGCAATAGCCCGGCAACCACGCTATTTCTTTTCCCGCGACCTTACGACAACACGAGAAAATCTTTTCCGCCGTTGCAGTATCGTATAATTTCCCGTCCCGAATTGCTCTCATATCTTTTTTCCTCCATGTCTGTACTGTCTCCCGACGTTATAGGCGTATTTCGCCTCGAGAACGGCCTCAATATCCACGCCCATATAGGCGAGGTAATCGAAAATCCTCATAACCGCGTCGCAAAGCTCCACGGCTACACCCTCCGGCTTGCATGGGCCGTCCTCGCAGTCTCCGCCGGGCTCTCCGACCCTATCGCACACGCCGGAGTATTTACACCCCTCCGCCGCGAGCGCACACGTCCCATAAACGAGCGGATTTCCGCCCCGCCACTCCTCGACGGCCTCCGAGATTTCCGCGTGTACCATGACGGCGACCTCCGGGAAATCGACGGGAGTATCATACCACCCGTGCGCGACCGCGTTCTCGTGGATTGCCTTTGCAAATTCGTTTACTGTCATTTTCGAGACCTCCCTTTCTTTTTCGGCTTGATAAATTGCCCGTCCTGTCGG